CTCAATGGACAGTTGAGCGCCAAACTAATGGTAATATCCGTATGATTTGGTCTGGTGGGCCCAATCCAACTATTGGTGTTGTGAATGAAGGGGATTACATGAATGTGTACGCTACTTCGTTTGATCCAGATAATAAGGGGACTTTTACTATTGTCAGTAAAAAGAGCGAGTTAGTAGGAGATGCTTATGTTGAATTCACAAATCCTATTGCGGTTGATGAAATAGTATTGCAAGGTACAACAAATGGTGTTCTGTTCTTCAGACCGGTTAGAAAGACATTGAACAACAAAGTGTCTTATGCTGCTGCATATCAGACTGAATCCAGACTTTTAGAAGTATTTTTACCGGCAACTACAAAGGTTATTCGAAGAGAAAATAAAGGTGCGTCGCATCTTCATGATGGAACAGCTTTTTCACCGTTAGATCAGTTAGGCCCATATATATGGGATCTATCTAGAGGATTTGTTATCAGCGGAGAAGAATGTTTTACTACTCAGGTTATAGATTCCAGTACGGAATTGATCATAAATGTGGACAATTCTGCTGATTTTCCTGATGATGTTGGGTATATGATACTAGGATTTGGTACAGCTAAAGAAGAGGGCCCAGTACCTTATATCGGCAGACCATCTTCCAATTCACTTATCGTAAACCCTGCTTATAACTTCAAATTTTCTCATGAAATTGGCACTAATATATCCCTGGCTTCTCAGAATTTTGCTTATATTCCAGAAGCTGACGGGTCTGATTATCCATTTTATATCACGGATGTGGTTAGTGGCAGGATCTATGCTGAAGAATTGATTAATTTTGCTAAAGCAACGGGTATTCGCTTGGAAGTTACTATTTTGTATCCAGAAGACGAGGGCTTAGGTAAATGGGATACACCAAATTCAGAAATTGTTGATGTTTTTGGGCCTGACAAAGAATAGGAGGATTTATGAAGAGAAGAAATTTTTTGAAGATTGTCGCTCTTAGCGCGGTCGTAGCTATGACCGGTAGTATTTCTAAACTTGCCGCCGCCGCCATTGTGTGGGCTAAAGAAGGTGTTCTAGGATACAAAGCCAAAGCTCCTTTGATTGCTGAGAAAGCTGGTAAAAGATGTCAAACTTGTAGATGGTATTCACCAGTTGCCGATCCTAAGAATGCGGGACTTTGTAATCTCCAAGGTATGAAAAGCGCAATGAAGTCAGATAAAGTCCACGTACATGATGTTGCATATTGCAACATGTATTCAAAGAAGAGTTAAATATGGCTGTTCAAACAATTTCCGGTGCAAATATAAAGCTGTTTTTGGGTGGGGTTTTATATCCAGAAGCTCAGTCAATTTCTTATAACATCGACTACGGTGAAGATTCTATTTATGGAGTTGACTCTGGATTTGCCCAGGAAATTCGTCAAACTAGGGTTTCAGTTAAGGGCTCTGTGAGTGGAATTAGACTTAAAGCTTCTGGCGGTATTCAATCAAGAAATGCCCGTACATTGATTAAAGAATCTTTGCAAGCACCATATGTTTCGATTCAAATTAAAGATAGATCGGGGGATGAGATTATCCTGTTCGTTCCACAGGCTAAGATAACAAATGAATCCTTCTCGGTTTCCGCAAAAGGAATTGTCAGCATCAGTTTCAATTTTAGCGGAATTATTCCCCAGGGATCTAACGATATCAGTTAATACATTCCCACCAGTATTTCTCATTTTCCATATCTTTTAGATACAGACTTACGACTTCAGCAGCTTCTTTGGGTGTTTTCATCTGAGAAGCAAAGAATGTAACATAACCCCAGGTTGTGTATGGACTTCTCTTAGAAACCTCGTTAGGTTGTTCTGAAACGTTAAAAAGCATCAGGCTGATAACTTGATCGTTAGGGTTGTACCAAACTAGTATAGTCCTATCATTGATAGTTTTTTCCTCTAACAGTTTCCAGCCATCTTCTTCACGTAAAACACCAAGACCTGTAGGTGGGAAATTCAATATAGTCATTTGATTGAACACCAGCTAGAGTGGAAGCTTGCTTTACAATCTTTACCGTATGTTTTTTGGGCTCCGCAATCGCACTGTTTTCGTTCGTCACCGTTGATTATATCTTTGATCATTTTGCTTTGCTGCTCCAAAAATTCATGTAGAGTGTTGTTGTAAACAGGATCTGATTTTCTCTGATATGTGTTTGAGAAATGAGGCTCGATACCAGGGGAAACATCACCGATTATAGGTACATTCCAACAACCTGTGGATTGGGCAGTTTGTTTATCCCATGATTCTCTCAGATTTTTTAAAAATTCATCAGAAATAGGAGTAGTTATTTTGATCAGTCCGTGCGGAAGATAAACTCCTAATTCCTTGGGCTTTGGCATATCACTTGCATACCCGCTAAAATGGGGTTCTTCGTGCAATATTGGCCCACAAGGAATTTCAAAGAAATCGTCATCTTTAGATCTGTATAATCTAACGCCCAGAGAATATCTCATAGCATCGAGGAAATGATTATCTTTTTCTTCCTGTTCATCCTCAAATGAGGGAAGCCCCATTAAATCGTTTGGGTCTATAACATTGGATATGGGGATGTTTATTGGCGCTGAAGCTTGGTTAATATAAGCCATTGTAATTACGTCACCTAGTCCTAAACCTTCTTTAGATAATCTAGCACAGTCACTTGGGAATATCTTTTTCATGGTATATCCTTTTAAACAATATACCACATAATAATAATCTTTACAATATACCCTTAAACGGAGGATTTCATGTTTTCAGACAAATCAAAACAACATCTCGTATCTGCGATTACAAATCAAGAACTTGCCGATGATCTAGAGCGTAGACTTTCAGTTCAGACTCCTGCTGACGCTGATGAAGCCCAAGCTTCTTTGGATTCCTATAAACAACCCGTAGCTAGACATAGGGAGTATCTTGTAGTGGCCCTTTGTGATAAAGCTGCTGGTGATGAAATTGCAGATAGGCTTCAAGCTGTTGAAAACGTTCTAAAAGCTGTTGCAAACGGTGACGAAACAGAAGCTACGCCAGCCGTAGCCGCTTCTTTTGAAGGTCAAGTAGCTGGAATGACTACTGATGTAACAATTACAGCCGATGTTGCTGGTGTTGATGGAAATGATATTTTGCTGGCTTTTGATGGAATTGCCGATATCGATGCAGTTCTAGCTGCTTGGAATCTGGCTAATCCTGAAAATACAGCTTCTTTGACTGACGGTGATGGATCTCAAATTCCTGATGACTTAGAGGAGATCCAATTAGCTGATGGCGCTGATGCAACTTTTGAAGATGCTGATCTTGGCCCATCTTTGACAGCTCTCAGCCAAGCCTCTCTTGCAGCTTCTACTAAAGAAAGGTTGACTTCAGCTCTTTGTGATGTAGCTGCTGCTGCTGAATTTTCAGCTCAATTCGATAGTATGGTTGATGAAATTTGGGATTTAGACTAGTTTATAAAGGGTGGGACTTCCCACCCTTCTTTTTCAATAATTTCAAGTATTTTTTTGTAAGTTTCCATCATAGTTTGACTATCCACATCCATTAAATCAAAGTGAAACCCCATAGAAATTGTCATGGAGTCTATCTTTTTAAATCCCTCAGTAAGTTCTTTGTTTATAGAATTCTTGATGAGAAGGATGTTGACTGATGGGGTTTTTTGACTCAAAGTAGCATAAACCCTCGCAATCTCTTCATATTTAGTAAAGGTTTGAGCAACTTGTTGAGTATCCAGTAAGTCCCCGATAATAGGTTCTGCCAAGCTTCCTAGGATAAAAGCTACAGAATTGCTATCTGTTTTGCTATATTCAGCTATGTCGTTCAGTGTTTGTAGATTTTCTTCGATGGTTTTTGTTGAATTAATGAAGAAAATCCGACAGTTAAAGTCTTTTTCTTCGTAATATCTGTACATCAAATTAATATAAAAAGCTGCATCAAAATCAGAGTCATAATTCCCATCAATGGAGAGGATGTATTTCTTTTTCATAACTCTATATACCACACAATAATAATCTTTACTATATAGCCAAGATCCTTGGTATATATAATCAAAACGCATTTCTAAGAAATCCTAAACATGATAGCACAAGCCTTAAATAAAGTAAATAGCATTCGAGGTATCCCTTGGCAATAAGAAGACGGTTAAACATCCTATCCCAGTTAAGGGTAGACGTACCTGATCTAAAATCAATAGAATCAGCATCTTCCAATGATTTTGATGAACTGTTACGTGGCCTAGTCACTGGTGCGAGTAAATCTTACGTGATTCGTGGTTTTGAGATTGAAATGGCTGGGTCTATTGGATCTTCTGCCAATTCTCTCCAAATGATTGTGGAGAATTCTTTCCTTTTACATGGAACTTCTAACGTTTCCGGTACTTTCTTCATAGTTCCTGCTGGTACTCCAACTCAAACAATGAGTTCTACTATCAACCCTAAAGTCGTTGGTAGTTTTACGCCAGGTGCCTTAAATTACGTCGGTATTGAATATTCTCGTCAGATCGACAATTCTACAGCAATTCAAAGATATTTCTGGTCTCCTTCAACTAAATCGGAATTCGTTAAGACGGTGCCTCAGGCTGAGCTTTTGGATTATCGAATTGTGATAACCTCTTCAGTGTTCGCCGCTAACGTCCTTCCTATTTCGATAGTTGAGACTGATGGCGCTAATAACGTCCTATCTATTGAAGATAGAAGGCCAATGCTTTTCCGTTTAGGGACAGCGGGCGCTAATACTCCAAATCCTTTCTATGAGTATCCTTGGAACAATCATCTTGAAGGTCGTGTAGAAAACTTCTACATTTCTAATTCCTCTACTGTCTCACCATTCCGTGGTGGTGATAAGCAAATCTACAATATGAAAGAAATGTTTGATTCTCTGATGACAGAGATCAAGCTTATTAAAGGTACTCCTTATTGGTATAGCCTTTCTTCTGGTGGATCAATCTCTAAACTTAGATCTGATACGGCCAATACGGTTGTTACTTCAAAAGGAAGTGTAACACACTCTAAGACCATTGCCGGTAGAATCAATTGGTCTAATGATATTGAATTGGTAGTGATTGGTTCTAGGATTTCTTATAAGATTTTAGCTAACCCTTCTTCTTCAGATATTACTTTAGCTGATAATCAAGTTGCCTACATCACATTAAATCGTGATGTCAATGTCATCCCTAACATTATTTTTGTGAATGGATCTCCAGTAGCTACATCGGTAGGAGCTGTTCCGTGGACTACCAACCTTGTAGCTGGTGACTATATTAAGCCAGCCTCTGGCGCTGAAGACAAATACTATGAAATTTTAAGTGTTGATTCTCCAAGCCAAGTAACATTGGCTCAAAACTGGAGTGAAGCTTCTACAGGCGTAAATGGAGTTAAAGTACAATATGCATTCGGTGTCTTCCAAACTGTTGCCGTACCTACGTCATCTAGACATGTTAAGATAGCTGATAAAAATGATGTAACGATAAATCAAGACAACTACTGGTTGTTTTTAAGACATGATAGTGGAGTTGTCTCTCCTCAAGAAACAGAAATAGTACCTACTGGAGATATTGCCGGTTCTTTGAATGGCCTATCTTTCAAAGCTGCCTCTAATGATAATCTTAGAAAATATCGTTTTTATTTTAATGATGGAACAGCTTTCAACCCAGGTGATGCAGATGAAATTGGCGTAGCTATCCCTTTAATCCATGATTCCACTGATGTAGAATAGCCGCTGCGATGGCTGATATTATAGATGAACAAACAGATTTCAATATCATCCCCCCTACAATACCTGTAACTATAGTGAACGCTCTTGAAGGTAATTCCTTTACGGTAGAGGATGTGGATACTACATTTAGTTTTACAACTATAACGTCAGGTGTTAGAGCTAAAGTTTATGCCAGATTTTTTGGGTCAGAACTAGAACAAGGAGAAACTAGGCAAGTATCTGATAATATTAATTTCGAAATAATTAACTATATCGGATCTAGATCTGAAACAGATGATTATCCTTCATATTCTACAGCTTTTGAGCAAGTTACTGTTCTTTCCTTTAAAATGACTTTTCCTGATGCTGCTGCAATTACATCAGGTCAAAGTGCTATTGTCTATTCCGTTACTGATGATACCAAGTATAGAATGTGGTTCAACAAAGATGGAGCCGGTGGAAATCCATCAATAATAAATGAAGAAGGTTTGGAATTAATTATTAGTACTGGATTCACAGCTATCCAAAACGCTGGGGTTGCAGCATCAGCACTAACTGTTACTGGAGATTTCAACGTTGTAGATCATGGAGATGGATCTATAACAGTAACTCTAGATGCCGCTGGAAGAACTACATTCCCTTCTAATGTAGATATCCCATCCCCATTTACTATAGATATTCTAACTATGGGTTCTGGTGAGACTAATTATTACCTAAAAGACGGGGAAAATTTAACTCAAGGTATTAAGCGTTTAGATGCAATAATTCATAGAATTTTAGATTCTATAACTGATGATGCTTACGAAGAACAATATGAAATCGTAGTTTCTTCTTCTAATATATATGAAGTGACGGGCCCTGTGTTGTCAGGTTCTCAATTAAATTTACCTTTGAATTCCAAAAAAAATGATGCGGTAACTGGATATAAAGTAGGAAGTAATCAACTGGAGATATTCCTTAACGGATTATACCAAAGACGTGGAATTGACTGGAATGAAGTAGGTTCTGTTGATGACGAATCAGTTCTGGTTGAACTTCTTGTCGATTATGATATTGGTGATTTAGTTGTTTTCAGAATAGATACAGGAACTTTGGGCCCAACTGATACAGGAAATGTTGGAAGCAACTCTATTTACGACAGAAGTTTAGAAGTGGTAGCTTCTGGAGCAGGAGCGAACCAAATTAACGGGCCTATATTAGCCAATTCTCCTATAACTCTTCCCGCTAGTAAAACTTATGTCGGTGATGAGCTTCAAGTTTATTTGAATGGTGATTTTGTTGAACCTGGATTGGATTACACAGCTTTTTCTTCCACTGAAGTAGCTTTCTTGTACGACATAGAGGTCGGTGATCAGGTTCGTTTTAGAATTCAACCAAGTGGCGGTGGTAGTGGTTCTAATGGTGGAGGACTTCTAGTTAATGCTGGTGAAGCTAATACAGCTTCTAACGCTGGCCCAACTGGAGCTGGCTTATTCAAAACTAAGGTTGGTATAGATTTACAATTTAAGAGGATAATTGGTGGTGCTGGTGTTTCTGTATTTGAAGGCCCTAACGCAATTACATTAAGTTCCGCGCCATCAGCCGCAATTAATAACGTAGCTACAGTTACTGGTACAAACTATGCAGCTACGGTCGCTAATGATTACATCAGAGTCTTTAATGCTGGAAGTGATGTTACAGTTACCTTGCCTACGGCTTCGACTGTAGGTAAGCAAATTATGATCAAGAAACGTGACTCTGGCAATGTTCTTTATATTGCGACGACAGGTGGAGAAACGATTGATGATGTAGATTCTACGGCTACTCCTATGATAATCACATCTTACAATGAGGCTGTAATTTTAATTACCGGTGCATCTGGTAGTTGGGAGATTTTATAATGAGCTATCGTCCTTATAACATATTAATATCACAAGCTGTAGAAGCATCTGCTGCTGCAAGTTCATCGGCTTTATCTTACCCATTAACTAATGGATCTGGTGGCCCTATCAGTGCGTTGACACCGGTAACTTTGAATTCTGACGGAGATTTCAAATCAATAGACGTATCTGTTGAGTTAGATGCTTTGAGGACTGTAGGTGTAACTTCAGAATCTGTACTAAATGCCACAGAAGGGCCGGTAGTTGGATTCGGTAGAATGGCTAATGTAATCACCTCCTTTGTCCATGGCGATGTACTTTATGTAAGTAAAACAGGTACTTTGACGACCACATTGCCGGATATCGGTGTAGGTGGTTTCGAAGCTGGTGATTTTGTAATCAAAATCGGAAAAATATCAAAAAACCAAACAAATCCCGTAAATAAGGATTTGATAGTTCAAGTAGAACTTGTGGGCCAATTATAAAAGGAAATTTCATGGAAAATCAGAGAGTTAGAACAATCGACATTGAAAAATTGAGTTCTGAGCAATTGCAGGCTATTGAAGCTAAATTGATCAACAAAGTAAGCCCTATTGTGGCTAAAGCTATAGAAGATGCAAATAAATTTTTGAATCCTTATGGTCTGAGCGCAAAAATTGGATTTGAGATCATTGAGTCAACACAGAAATAGTAATCTTTAAATAAAATAAACCATTACTGGGAGATCAAAATGGCTGATATCACAAAATTAAGTAGACTTTCCACGGGTATTCAACGCGGAGTTAGCTTAGCTAATAATGAATTATTGGTTAATAATCTAAAGATCAAAGCTGGATCTGGAAATGATGCTTTTTATGCAACTTTTTCGGGTACTTTGACTGCCGTTAGAACCATTGCATTGCCAGATACTAACCTTGATCTTGCCAACATTGCGGCTTTAGTCGCTTTATCCGGTGTAGCCGCTAATGATACCACTCTAGGTACATTTTCAGGTACTACTATCCCTGATGGCTCTACTATTAAAGCTGCCCTCCAGGCATTAGAAACAGCCACAGAAACCGCCGGTACTTCTGAGTTTCTTGATAGCGTTTTCCGTATTAATGATAACGGCGATGCCACTAAGCAATTGGCTTTCGAAGTATCGGCTATTGGAACTGCTACTACTAGAACAATTTCTATGCCAGATGTGAACGTCAATTTGGCGGATATCGCTACCAATACAGCAAGTATTGCTGATCTGGTTACTCTTTCTGGTGTAGCCGCTAACGTAGAAGATCTTGGTGTTTTTTCTGGAGCTATTATTCCTGATAGTTCTACTATTAAATCAGCCTTCCAATCATTGGAAACAGCTATTGAGTCTCTTCCAGATCCTATGGAATACAAAGGTAACTGGGCAGCTTCTACTAATACTCCAACACTTGCTGATGGCGTAGGTAACAACGGTGACGTGTACTACGTTACTGATGATGGTACGGTTGATTTCGGTGCCGGTGATATTGATTTCAAACAGGGTGATCGCGTTGTTTATTCTGGTACTGATGGAGAATGGCAAAAATGGGATACAACCGACCAAGTTTCTTCTGTATTTGGAAGAGCGGGTGCGGTTACGGCTCAATCTGGTGACTATAATACTTCTCAAGTAACTGAGGTTACAAATCTTTACTTCACTGAG